TGATGTGCAGGAACGGGCCGCAGTTGGTGCGGATCTCGATCAGCTGCATCGGCAGCCCGTACGCGGCGCGGCAGCTCTCGTTGTCGAGGATCACGGTCAAACCAACACCGGGCACCTGGCGCACGATGCGAAACTCGATCTTGCGCCCGTCGTGGGTCTCGCCGCGCTTCACGTGCAGCGCCGCGAGGCGCGCGTCCTCCTCGTCCTTGATCGTCTGGTAGTCGAGCCAGGGGCGCTCGGCGGGCCCGTTCTTCGACTGGATCACGTCGTACTTCTGCCAGGCCTGGAAGTAGGCGCGCGGCGGATCCCCGAGCGGCGCGAGCAGCGCGGCATCAGCCGGGGTGAGGGTGGTGACGTTCTTGGTCATTCGGTCTCTCCTCGGGGCGGAATTGCCCCAGCCCCAAGGATAACCGCAAGTACTTGCGCTTGGCTAGTGCTTTTTGTCTGGCGGTTCAGCCTGTTGCAGCCACTGCCAGGCCCCCTGGCGCTGATACTCCGCCCAGGCCTCGTAGGCGGCCTTCCTGGCGGCCGGCGCCTGGGGGGCGAGCGAACCCCCCGTGGCGGCGTAGCGGGCCGCCAGGAGCGCCTGGCGGGCGAGGAGACCCTGGTGCTGCGCCTGGTGCAGCTGGACGTTGACCGTGGCGAGCTCGCGGCCCAGCCCCTCCTGGAGGGCCACCTGGTGGGCATGGTCGATCTTGGCTAGCGCTTCGGCGTAGCGCTGACCCGCCCGGAAGCGCCGGTTCCAGAGCCACAGGACGCTCAGCTCGACCCCCAGGACGAAGCAGCCCACCCCGATCGCCAGGGCGTACGCCCAGCTCACAGGAGCTCCAGTTGACGTTTCGGAGGCGGCGTCGGGTTTGGTTGCCCGGGGCGCCGCGGCTTGCCGGTGATCGGGTCGATCTCGTGAAAGCGCGCCCAGAGGCAGTCCTCCTCGCGCGGGCAGTGCCCCGGCATCGGGCAGTCCGGCGGGCTCCAGCGAATGCGCCTGAGCAGCGGGCAGATCATCGCTTGCGACGCCACTGATCCGCCTGGCGGCAGGTGGCGAAGTGGCTGGTGTGCTTGCCCCACTTGAACTCCTCGTCGTCCGGCTCGACCGTGTCCGCGTTCACCGGGTTCATCTTGCCGCTCCCAGGCATCGGCAGCCAGATGATCGGGTCCGAGCACGAGCGGCAGTGGCTGATGCGCGCGCGGTGCGCGGCGAGGGTCGCCTCGCCCCAGGTGGTGCCCATCAGTGCGCCTTGATGCGCGTGGCGCGGCGCACGTGCTCGACACAGATCGGCATGCGCTCGGCGACCGCCTTGTCGTAGTCGTTGAACGGGTTCACCAGGGACACGTGCAGCACGTCCTCGTCGTAGGCGACCACCCAGTGGTGCACGCCGTTGATCTCGATCCCGGTGCCGGGCGGGAACTCCTCGACGAGCGCGCGGATGGCCGGCGGGCGGGTCGCGAGCCAGGTCTGGAGCGCCTTGTTCTCCTTCCAGCTCATGGGATGCCACGCAGCCGGCGCACGCACCATCGGCGCATGCGCGCCCAGCGCTCGTGGTCGGTCTCGTAGCGCTGCGGACGCGAGGACCAGATCGTCTGCGGCGGCCCCGGGATCTCCCCGATCACGCGGGTCGAGTCGTTCTCATCCATGACTTCGCGCGCCATCATGTCCTTGATGCCCAGGTGCGCGGCGACGCCTTCCGCGAAGTCCCACTCGTCGTCGCAATCATCGGGGGTGCGGAGGTCCTCCGGGAAGGGCCGGCCACGGCGCACCCCGACCGCGCCCAGGGCGCACACGCCGCCGTGCGCATCCTGCATGGTGTCCTCGACGAGCTCCTGGCTGGGCAGGTCGGTGAGCGTGAGATACAGCTCCCAGAGGAACGCCTGGCCGGCGCGCCCACCCATGTGACGCTCGACGTTGTACGGGTAGGCGCAACTACGCAGGAAGGAAGCGGTGTCATCCGGCTCGTAGTCGTCGCGGTACCCGGACCTGCTCATCGATCCTCCACTTCGATCGGCACGTGCTTGAGCTCCTTGTACGCATCGGCCGGGATCCACACGTGGCCCTGGTCGGCGGAGATCACGCATCCCTCGAACAGGCCCCACTCCACCTGGTAGCCCGAGCGCGCCCACTTCTGGTGGCAGCTCGCCGAGGTCGTGAGGATGCCGCCGATCACGAACACGAGCACGATGACGAGCGCGGCGCCCCAGCCCCACAGGAGATCGGCGAAGTCACGGTCCACTGATCTTCTCCCCGCAGCGGTAGCAGGTGACGATCGGCTCGCTCTCCTCGCGGTGCTCGACGCAGTACGAGCGGCAGCCGCACTTGAAGCACACGAGCGCCGGCCAGGCATGCTGTGGCTTCACTCCGGGATCGGGCTGTCGGGTGTCATCCCCAGGTCTTGGCATTTGAGTTGTCTCCGGCCGCGCACGGCGGCGGTTGAGCGCATCCAGTTGCGGAACGTCTTGTCGAGGCACTCGCGTTTGCGCAGGCCGCCCGTGCCGTAGTACACGCGCCCGTTGGCGATTTCAAACACACACCGCGGGGGCGCCTTAGTCAGCCGCGGCAAGTACCAGCCGCGGCGCAAGAGGGAGCGGAATTGCCCCACGGTTGCCGGTGTGTCACCAATGCGTACGCTCACGGTGGTCATGAGTCGAGGTGCCGCAGCGGGCCGGGCTCGATGACGAGCTCCTCGCGCTGGCAGCCCATCATCTCGGCGAGCAGCGTGCCGGCGAGCTCGATGACGAGCGCCTGCCAGCGCTCAAAGAGCGCCGGGTACGAGTCCGCCACCCCGCACGGGATGGTCGAGAGGATCAGCTCCGGCGGCTCCCCGCGCACGCGTGCATCGGCGGCCACGCTCGGGGGCGGCACGAGCACCGCCTCGTAGTGGATCCCCGCGGTCGACTTGGGCTGCCCGACCGCGCGGATGCCGATCGCGAAGAGCGCCTCGGGACCGACTGCCACGGTCACTTGCGCGCCTTGCCGGCCGGCGCCTTGGGCGGCGGGGGCTGCGGGTCGCGCTTCGGGCGCAGCACGGCCGAGACCGTGGCGAAGCTGTCCGGGAACTGCTCCTTCAGGCGGTTCCAGGTCTCGGTGGCCAGGAACTCATCGTGCCGGATCTCCTCCCAGATCGACTCGATGCCGCCCCGCCGGCCCTCGATCGCCGCCTCGTGGAACTCCTGGATGGCGTCGGCGATCTTGCCCTCCGCGATTACGAGGGCTTCCCCGGTGGGCTCGGCCGCGGGCTGCTCGGCGCGTCGTCCGTAGGCATCCCGAGCGCGTCCATGAGCTCCGTTGCCAGGAAAGGCATCGCGCGTCGCACCGACCACGGCACGCTCAGCCAGCTGGTCTTCCGCTGACTGGAGGTGACTTGTCTCGCCAGGATCGAGCACCAGGCGTGTGCCCTTCGCAGGCGCGGCGGGGGCGGGCTTAGCGGCGCCGCCCTTCTTGCCGCGGGCGAGCTGCTCGGCCTCGTTCCCGTTCGCCGTGTTGCCATCGTCATCCTCCTCGGCGGCGAGTGAGAGCAGGAGCGTCGCACCCGCGCGCCGCGCGTAGGTGAGAGCGGAGTTGTACGCCTGCGGCCCACCCTCGGCCGGGAAGATCGGCGTCATGTTGAAGCGCTCGCCGTGCGCGCCCACGAGTGTCGTGCGCACGTAGTCGGCCTTCTCGCCCTTCACGATCGCCTGGGTGAGCGCGAGGCCGGCGGCGTTGAGCGCCGGGAGCGTCGCCTCGAAGATCACGTCCAGCGTGGCGTAGGCGAACTCGTACTCGCCCCCGCTCTTCATGCGCACGCGCACGGTGCGGTTGCGCTTGATCGGTTTGAACTGCGCCTGCGCCGCGGCGAGCTGCACGGCGAAGAGACCGGCGCGCTCCTCATCGCGCAGGCGCTTCGCCTCGTCCATCTGCGCCTGCCACTGGGCAGGTGATACATCGGTGCTGGTTTTTACGGGGTTTGCGCTCGCGGGGCTTGTCGACTCGTCAGCCATGTCCTACGCTCCGGTTCTTGGTGTCTGGTTCGACCGACACTATAACCGCAACGCCGCAAATTTGAAGGGCCACCGCAATGAATTTCGACGCGCTGACCGAGCCGGTGACCATGTCCCATGCGAACGTGATCTGCGCGCTGCGCATTGCCAAGGGCTGGCTGCGCGAGATCAGCCGCGAGACCGGCGTCAGTTACCTCACGCTGCGTGCCATGGCGCAGCACGGCCTCGACCCGCGTGCCGAGGCGCTGGAGAAGATCTCCGTCTGGTTCACCGTGAACGGCGTGCCCGATTGTCACCCGCTGCGTTACCGCGCGCGCCAGCGCAAGGCTGCTCAGTGGGCGGCATCGGCATGAAGAACGGCGGCTACATCCTGATCTGGAAGAGCACCCTCACCAACCCGAACTTTCTCAAGTTGGTCAAGCGCATCGAGCTCTCTCAGGGTGAGTCGCGCGCAGCCGCCGAATCGCTCGCTTTAGGCTACCTGACGAAGCTGTGGCTTGTAGCGGACTCGCACATCCGCAGCGACAACACACTGGACCTCGGCGCCAATGATGTAGACGAGCTCCTCGGGGTCCAGGGTATCGCGCAGCTCCTCGGGGCGGATTACCTTGAGGTCCTCGACGCGAACTGCGTACGCCTTCCGGGTTGGCTTGAGCATAACGGGGTCCTCGCTAAGAAACAGGCGCGCGCGGCCGCCCGCCAGGAAAAGCATCGTAACGCAGTAGCGTTACAAGATGAAACGCAGGTGCGTGACATGGTGCAACGCTCAGGCGCCACCTCCCTGCCCTGCCCTGCCCTTCCCATCCCTGCCCAATTTAAGACTCCCCCAACCCCCTCAGACGAGGGGGCCCCGACCGCCAAAAGGCGACGGTACGGGAAAAGAGCGAAGAACCTGGAGCGCCTGGCGGCGCTGATGACCGGGATCGGCAAACCCACCACGTGAGCGAGGAGAGCCCCCATGACGAGCTGCCCCTGCTGGTTGTGCACGATGACGGGCGCGAGCGACTCGACCTCGCCATCTACCGCAGCTACGCCGCCTTCGCCGCCCGCGGGCTCACCCACGCCCGCATCATCGCCAACCGCCTGGAGCGAGGACGCGCAAGCCCGCGCCCTGCGCACCCTGATCCTGTGGGAGCACCTGCGCCTGCCGCTCGTGCTCCTCGTCGCGCTCGCCGCCGGTAGCCTGTGGGCGTTCGCGCTCGTTCACCTGTTCACCCCGTAACCACCGAAGAGGACTGCCAATATGCAAGATTTCAACACCGGACACGGCATGCACGCCGCTGCGAGCAACCTGGGCACCGCTGACACCGGGCGTGCCGTCGAGGTCCCGCGCCTGGAGCGCGCCGCCAATCGCGTCACCGCGCTCGTCGATGAGCTGGAGAAGATGCTCATGGCTGGGCACACACGCATCGATGTGTTCGCCGGTCCGCCGGAGAACGCCGGCCCCATCGAGGGCGCGAACGATTTGCGCGCGCTGCACAAGGTCCCCCAGGACAGCTCGCACATCCGCCGCATCGAGGACGCGCTCAATCGCCTGGAGACCCTGACCCACCGCGGCCTGCGGACGCTCGTGCAGCGTCTGTATCAGCTGTGATCGCGGGGATGGGAGGTGGGTCTGGGCGTAGTCAACCGAGCACACGTCGGGTGTCCGTTTCCGTTGAAACGCGCCTACCCGAATCGACGCTTCGCGTTGATGGTCGCCGCCCGGCAGCAGGCCCGCAACCCCAAGACGCCCATGCTGCGACCGTACAAGTGCGCCTGCCGCGCCTGGCATCTGACCAGCCTGCAGGGCAATGGATGGTGACGGTCGAGGGCGAGGGCCAGTGGCGCATCGACGTCACGGAGGACCCGTGAGCTCCTGGGCGGTGCCGAAGCCGCGCCCCGTGCCGCTGGAGGAGGCCGAGGCGGTCGCGTTCTTCACCTGGTGCACGCTGACCCGGTGGAACGGCATTCCGCTGTCGCAGATCCTCGTCATGATCCCGAACGGGCAGAAGCTCGGGGGCACCGAGCGGCAGCGCAACTTCGCGATGGTGCGGCTCAAGCGCCAGGGCTTCCAGGTCGGCGTGAGCGACTACTTCCTGCCGATCCCGATCGGCCAGGTCGGCAACGGCGGCGCCGCGGGACTTTGGATCGAGCTCAAGCGGGTGAAGGGCGGGCGCACGTCCGATGAGCAGGCGGTGTGGCTGCTGCGCATGTCGCACCTGGGCTACGCCGCACGGATCGCCAGGGGCTGGGAGGAGGCACGGGTGGCGGTCGAGCGCTACCTGCGCGACTCGCCCTGGCCGGTGCTCACGAGCGGCGGCAAGCCGCCGGAGGCGTGGGTATGAGGGCGCTCTGCTGGCTCCTCGGGCACCGCATGTCGCACCTGTGCAGTCCGGTGATCCGCGAGACCCCCACCCACCGCACGTACTGGTTCACGCAGTTCTGTGTCCGCTGCCCGTACCAGCTCGCGCCCGTGCTGCGCGTGGTGCGCAAGGAGAAGTTCGGTGCCGAGTGAGTCACGGCGGCGCCTGGCGCCCACGATGCGGATGGTCGACGCGCTGCTGGATCGCTGGGCGGCCTGGAGCCGCGGGGAGCTGGAGCGCCTCGGGCACGGCAAGTCGATGTCGCAGAAGCTCATCGAGTGGCACCGCATCGGCGTCGCACCCGAGAGCTACACCTCGCTGCGCTCGAACATCGATTGCCCGGACGGGGTGCTGCTCATCGATCGCCTGGTCGGCAAGCTGGAGCATCCGCAACATGATGCGCTCTGCGAGCAGTACTTCACCTACGCGCCACTGGAGATGAAGGCGCGCAACTGCGGGCAGAGTGAGAGCGCATTTCGGCGCAACGTCGACCGCGCGCTGCACTCGATCCGCCACGCGCTCGCGGTGTTGGAGGTGCGGTTCGATGTTGATGTGAACATTAAAACCGTCTAGCCTCCGCATGCGTCGAGCTGTCCCCCGAGGGCGGCTCGCTTCGTTTCTTCCTACAGCAAGACCTCAGCCCGGGCCTTAAAAACCCGGGCTTTTTGCATTTATGGCACGCCTCACACCCAAAGCCCGCGCCAAGATCCCGAGCTCGAAGTTCGCCGGTCCCGGGCGCAGCTTCCCGATCGAGGACAAGGCGCACGCGATCGCCGCGGAACGCCTGGCGCCCAAGAGCCGCAACGCCGGCAACATCAGCACGACCACCATGGAGGCGATCGTGGCGCGCGCCAAGGCGAAACTCGCCAGTCGGGGGAAGTGAGATGCCCAAGCAGTACGAAGCGATCCGCGACAAGCTCGCATCGGGTGGCATGCCGCTCAAGGATGCGAAGAGCCACGCCGCCCGGATCTACAACGCCGCTCACCCGAGTGCCCCGGTGACCGGCAAGATGGAGTCGCTCAAGGGCAAAGCGAAAACCCGCCACGAGCGCTACGGCGCCGGCACCTTCAGGAGATCACGCTAATGGCAGCCCGTTTCACCCGTGGCGACACGATGGCAACCACCTCACGCACCGCTCAGAAGGGCAAGGTCGCCGAACCGCGCACCCGCTCGAACTACCTCAAGTCCGGCAGCACGATGCCCGGCATGCCTGGCGCGATCCGCACGTCCATGGGATCCGGCACGGGTGGCATCAAGGGCGGCAAGGCGATGCCGAACAAGCCCGTCGGTAACCGCAACATCGGTAACAGCGGGCACGCGCACAACGCCAAGCGCCTCCAGGGCAAGAGCAGCGGCGGCACGATGGGCCCGCGGTCGGCCTGGTTCACGCGCGGCGCCGGCAAGATGGAGAAGCTCGCGGGGACCGCCAAGGCCTTCGGGGAGCGCAAGGGCAGCAAGTCGAACATGTACTGAGCGCCCACGCGCTCACCTCACCCTCAGGAGATCTCGATGCCAATCCGCTCCGCCGCCATGGCCGCCGGCACGCCTGCCCAGCAGGCCAACGCGCTCATGGGCACGCCGATCCTCGTCACGCTGAGCACGGATGCGAACGCACCGTCCGGCACCACCCAGGCCAACTCCAAGGCGATCCCCTCCGACATGATGCTGCTCGCGGGCACGAGTGTCGGCTCGGGCACCGGCTACGTGCTGCCCCGCGGCATCGACAACGCCTCCGGCGGCACCATCAGCCCCGGGGACTCCTTCCAGGTGAACAACCAGGGCGGCAACGCAGTCCTGGTCTACCCGAACGCGAGCACCGGCAAGGTGCAGGGCGCCGGTGCCGGTGTGGGCTTCAGCGTGGCCAACAACAAACAGGCCCAGTTCACGTACATGGGCATCGTCGCGGGTGTGGAGACCTGGGCCGCCGACCTGTCGGCCTGATCTGATTCGATTACGGCTTCGCCCACCTCAGACGTGGGGAGCAAAGGGGACTGTCGATGGCTGGACGACCGACCAAGTACGACCCGGTGTACGCGAAGATCGCACGCAAGTGCGCCATGCGCGGCATGACCCGGGCGGAGATCGCGGAGGTGCTGCAGATCTGCCGCGACACCCTGTACCGCTGGACACTGGCCTACCGGCCATTCTCAGACGCCCTAAACGCGGGCACGAGTGTCGCGGATGACCGGGTGGAGCGCTGCCTCTACGAGCGCGCCGTGGGCTACTCGTTCGAGAGCGAGAAGATCTTCTGCTCCAAGGACGGCCTGGTGACCCGCGTGGCCACCACCGAGCACGTGCCGCCGGATGTGACCGCGCAGATCTTCTGGCTGAAGAACCGGCGCCGCGAGGAGTGGCGCGACAAGATCGAGCACGATGTCACGGGCGACGTGATGTACTCGTTCGATGACCCGACCCAACGTCCGGCTGGCTACGAGCGCAAGCCGCCCGCGCCGACCGCGCACTAAGGTCCGCGCCTTCGGCAGCTGGTACTGCCAGCCGCACCAGGACAACCTGTGGCGCTACCTGGAGGCCGGAGGCAAGCGGGCGTGTGCGGTGTGGCACCGGCGTGCCGGCAAGGACGACATCGCGCTGCGCTGGACGTGCAAGGCCGCGCACAAGCGCATCGGCAACTACTGGCACATGCTCCCGCAGGCGGAGCAGGCCAGGAAGGCGATCTGGGAGGCGGTCAACCCGCACACGGGCAAGCGCCGCATCGACGAGGCGTTCCCGCCGGGGATGCGCAAGCGCACGCGCAACAACGAGATGATGATTGAGCTCGCGTGCGGCTCGATCTGGCAGGTGGTGGGCAGTGACAACTACAACGCCCTCGTGGGTTCTCCACCGGTGGGTGTGGTCTTCTCCGAATGGTCACTCGCTGACCCTGCCAGCTGGGCGTACATCAGCCCGATCCTCCTGGAGAACGACGGCTGGGCGCTCTTCCTGTACACCCCGCGCGGGCGCAACCACGGGTTCAACACCGCGCGCCTGGCCAAGTCCCGCTCCGAGACCTGGTTCTACGAGCTCCTCACGGTCGAGCAAACCGGCGTCTTCACCGCGGAGGAGATTGCCAACGAACTGGCTGAGAAGCAGGCGGAGTACGGACCGGATCTAGGGGCGGCCTGGATCCAGCAGGAGTACTACTGCAGCTTTGACGCCGCGGTGCTCGGTGCGATCTACGCCCCCTGGATGCGCGCCCTGGAGCGCGCGCAGCGCATCGGCGCCTTCCCGCCGGTGCCCGGGTACGAGATCCACACCGCCTGGGACATCGGCTACGCGGACCACACGGCGATCTGGTGGTACCAGCTGCTACCGGGCCCGGAGGTGCGCCTGGTGGACTTCTACACCACGAGCGGCCAGGGCGCGCAGCACTACGCGGAGATCCTCACCGGCAAGCGCATCAAGGTGCGCGACGGCAGCAAGCGCTGGGACTTCGATGGGGACTACGCCGGGCACGAGCACCGGCAGGCCTACGTGTATGGTCGGCACTTCGCCCCGCACGATGCGGCGCACCACACGATCGCGGCCAACGGGCGCAGCTTCGGCGACCAGATGTACGACTTCGGCATCACGCTGGAGGTCCTGGGCCAGGTGAATCAGCGCGACCAGATCGCCACCGCGCGCAAGAGCCTGGAGTACTGCACGTTCGATGCGGTCCGGTGCGCGCGCGGCATCGAAGCGCTGGAGAGCTACCACTACGAGTGGGACGAGAAGCTGCGGCAGCTGAAGGAAAAGCCGCACCACGACTGGAGCTCGCACCCGGCCGATGCGTACGAGATCGTGAGCCAGTCCTGGGACATGCCGGCCGAGGCGCCCAAGGTGACCCGGCCGAAGTTCCTGCACGAGGTGACGGCGGACGAGGTGTTCTTCCCGAGCGATAGCGGCGTGAAACCACGCGCCCTGGAGCGCCTGTGACCGATGACCCAATCGAGCCGACCTGGGCACGCCCCGGGATGGTGGAGGCAGAGATGCGACGAGTAAACGAGGCCCAGGGCGGCCACCTGCCCGAGAACAACGTCCCGCCGGCCAAGGCGATCCCCGGCACGGCGCACGAGGCCGCCCAGCGTGGCGGAGCCCGCTAGCTTTGAACCGCACCTGGTGCAGTGGCAGATCGTGCGCTTCGCGCGCGACGGCACCTACGTGCGCCACAGTGAGGGCGCGCAGACCGTGTTCGGCTTAAAGCGCGCCCGGCAGATCGTGAAGGCGCTGCCCAAGGGCTGGACGATTCGACACACCGCGGACGCGCTCCTCGCGCCGCCCAAGGAGAAGTGAATGCCCGCACCTGGTGCCCTGTCCGTCGGCCGCCCGGTTACCCCGGCCACGGGCTCGATCAAGAACGTGCTGCCGCGCTCGGGGCAGCTGCTGGGCTTCTACGCCCCGGCCACCACGACCATCGTGCTCTACGATGACAGCACGACCGGCGGCCTGAACCAGATCGTCAGCCTGAGCGCGTGCGCGGTCGGCTGGAACGCCTTCCCGGTCGACCTGGTCAATGGGCTCTCGGTGAACGTCGGCGCCCAGGTCACGTTCGTCGTCGTCTGATGGCTGACCAGATCCGCATGATGGGTGGGCTGGAAGAGCCCACCGTGCGCAAGTGGAAGGCGGAGATCGAGGACTACGAGCGCCTCACGGACAAGTGGCTCCGGCGCGGGCGCAAGATCAAGAAACGCTACAAGGACGAGCGCACGCCACGCGAGGAGGCGATCACCCGCTTCAACCTCTTCTGGGCGAACGTGCAGATCCGCATGGCCGCGCTCTACGCGCGCAACCCCAAGGCGGTCGTCGAGCGCCGGTTCCGTGACCGCGACCCCATTGGCCGGGTGACCTCCGAGATCCTGGAGCGCGCGATCCAGTACACGCTCGATGCGGTCAACGACACCATGCGGCTGAACCGCCAGGCGATCCTCGACTTCGAGCTCGTCGGCCGCGGCACCACCTGGATCCGCTACGTGCCGCACTTCGCGCACCGGCCGGCGAAGGACACGCCCGAGGACGGCGACGATCGCTCCGTCACCTCCGACACGAGCTCCGGCCCAATGATGGGCGGCCCGACCGCGGATGACGTCCAGGCCCCGCACGCGCCCACGGATGAGCTCGCGGCCCAGGGCGCCGGCACCACCAATGACGCGGACTCGGAGGGGGACGAGGACCTCATCGAGCACGAAGAGACGAAGATCGACTTCGTCAACTGGGAGGACTTCGGGCACACCTGGGCGCGCACCTGGGACGAGGTGAATGGGGTGTGGCGCAAGGTGTACCTCGACCGCGAGGAGCTCCTGGAGCGCTTCATGAAGCCCGGCGGGCGCCTGACCAAGAGCCAGGTGATGCAGATCCCGCTCGACTACTCGCCCCGTCAGCTCTCGGACGCGAAGATCCCGATCACGCGCAAGAAGGCGGTCGTCTACGAGATCCACGACAAGCACAAGCGCAAGCGCATCTGGCTGGTGAAGAACTACCCGCGCGTGCTCGATGAGCGCGGGGACGATGAGAAGCTCAAGGACTTCTTCCCGTGCCCGGCGCCGCTCTTGGCGAACCTGGCCAACGATGACCTCATCCCGACTCCGAACATCGTCCACTACCAGGACCAGGCGAACGAGGTCGACGAGCTCTCCAGCCGCATCACCTCCATCACCAAGGCGCTCAAGGTGGCCGGTGTGCGCGACACCTCGGCCGAGGGCCTGGACCGGTTGCTCGCGGAGGGCACGGAGAACCAGCTCGTGCCGGTCAACGGCTGGGCGGCGCTCAAGGAGAAGGGCGGCCTGAAGGGCAGCTTTGAGCTCCTGCCGATGGGCGAGATCGCCGAGACCCTGGGCTTCCTGCGCGATCAGCGCTCGGCCGTGATCGACGACATCTACCAGCTCACCGGCATCGCCGACATCGTGCGCGGCATGACCGACCCGGACGAGACCGCGACTGCGCAGCAGATCAAGGGCCGATTCTCGGTGCTGCGCATCCAGGACTCGCAGCAGGACGTGCAGCGGTTCTGCCGCGACGAGGTGCACATCATCGGCGAGATCGTCGCCAAGTACGACATCAACACCTTGAAGGCGATCAGCGGTGTCAAGCTCCTCACGGCGGCCGAAAAGCAGCAGCTCCAGTTCCAGCTCGCCCAGCAGCAAGCTCTTGCCCCGCCACCCGGACCTCCCGGTCAGCCTGCGCCCCCAGGCGCTCCAGGTGCCCCCGGTGACACCGCTCCCCACCCTGGCGCGGCTGCGGGCACGCCTGGCGCGGCACCAGCACCGTCGCCTGGTGCGCCGCCTCCGGGCGCTCCTGGACAGCCTCCGGTAGCACCGCCGATGGGTGGCGGCATGAACGCCGCCGCGCCCGCGACGCCGCAGACGCCGGCCGCCGGCCAGGCCCCGCTCTCCCCGGACAAGATGCAGCTCCTGGAGCTGCCGACCTGGGAGGACGTCGAGGCGCTGCTCAAGAACCCGGTGATCCGCGAGTTCAAGCTCGACATCGAGACCGACTCGACCATCCGCATGGACGAGGACGCGGAGAAGCAGAGCCGCATCGAGCTCATGACCGCGGTCGGGGGCTACATGTCCCAGGCGATGGAGGCGGGCTCCCAGAACCCGGCGATCGTGCCGATGCTCGCCGAGCTCCTCATGTTCGTCGTGCGCGGCTTCACCACCGCGCGCTCGGTCGAGCAGACGTTCGAGGACATGATGCACGCCCTGGAGCAGAGCTCGAAGCAGCCCAAGCCCGACCCGGAGGCACAGAAGGCGCAGCTCGAAGCCGACACGAAGCTCAAGATCGCCGCCGGCCAGTCCCAGATCGAGGCGCAGAGCCGCCAGGCGGAGATCGCCGCGGAGACGCAGCGCAACACCGCCGAGCAGCAGGCCCAGGCGATGCAGGCCCGCGAGCAGGCCGCGCTCGATGAGCGCGTCGCCAGCATGAAGGCGCGCCTGGATGCCGCGGTGCAGACGCACCTCAAGGAGATGGAGCTGTCGTTCGAGGCGCAGAAGACCGAGTTCGAGGCGGCACACGAGGAGCGCATGTTGCGGCTGAAGTCACACTTCGAGGCCGCCCAGCAGAGCCGCGAGCTCACCCACGCCACGCGCGAGGGCACGAGCGAGCGCGCCAACACGCGCCTGGTGGCCAACTCCAAGGCGCAGCAGAAGCCCAAGAACGGTAAAGGAGCACACGCATGACCACGCTCGCCCTGATCTTCGTCGTCCTGGCCGCTTTCGCGCTCGCCTGGTGGGGCATCGGCCGCCTGGGCCTGCCCGAGCCCATCAAGACCGTCGTCCTGGTGCTGCTCGGGCTCTTCGCCCTGATCCTGATCTATAACTTCGTCGCCGGTGGCGGCCTGCACACGGGCCTGCGCTGAGTGCCGACGTACGAGTTCGAGTGCGCGGCGTGCCGGCGCCGCTTCGATGAGGTGCGCCCGATCGCCAACCGCAACGACCCGGCGCAGTGCAAGTGCGGTGCGATCGCGGTGCGCGGCATCTTCACGCCCCCGATGGGGCAGCCGGACATCCGCCCGTACATCGCAGTCGCGGGGGATCGTGCGGGCCAACCGATAACATCGCGCCGCGAGCACCGCGAGTTCCTGGCGCGCAACGGCTTGCACGAGGCCGCCGACAAGAAGCTGCCCAGCGGGCGCTTGCCCTTTGTGCCGCCGCCGAAGACGCGTGAGTACGTCGTCGAGCGCCGTGAGACCATCCGCCGCGTGCTGCGCCAGAGGGTGCCGCTCGCGACCCTTCGCCGAACGACTTGAGGGACTGACCCATGCCACGAGCCGCCGCTGCCCCCGTCATCGAGGACGAGGAGCTAGAATCCGAACATGAACCAACGGTGCGCGAGAGCCTCCTGGAGGCGCGCGATGAAGTCCTCGAACGAGCGGGCGAAGAGCCGGTCGAGCGCGGCGCCGGGGAGCCGCCCGCGCGTGAGGATGCTGGCGCCGGCCGCGATGGACGTGGTCGTTTCCAAGCGCGATCGCCGGGGCCTGGTGCAGGAGCTCAGCCGCAAGATCAGGCGCCTCCAGGCGGACCTGGAGCGCCAGGGGCACCGGTCGCGCCCGTCGAAGGTCAGCAGCCGCCGGCCGCCGGTGCGGCGCCGCCCGCGGTCGATGTAGCCCCGCAGGGCTGGAGCCAGAACGCCAAGGCCCAGTGGGCGAAGCTCCCGCCGGAGATCCGCGGCGAGATCAGCCGGCGTGAGACCGACATCCACCGCATCGTCACCGCGCAGGATGGCGAGCGCCAGGTCGGCCGCGGCTTCGTGCACATCGCGAATCAGTACCGCGATGTCATCGGCCAGGGTGGCGTGCACCCGATCAAGTACTTCGAGGACGTGCTGCAGGTGATGCGGTTCCTGCAGACCGCGCCCATGTCTGAGCGCATCGGCATGCTTCGCCAGATCGCCGCTCGACAGGGCATCGATTATCGCGCCCTGGCTGGTGTCCAGCCGGGGCCTTCTCCTGCGCCCGGCAACGGCGCGACTCCCCCTGGCGCTTCACCAGCCCAGCCAGTCATCCCTCCAGAACTGCGCGAGCTCACCCAGTGGTTGGGCAGCTTCCGCCAGCAACAGGAGACCCTGGCAGCTCGGCAGCAACAGGAAGCGCGCGCGGTCGAGGCGCAGATGGAGCAGCAGGTGATGACCGAGATCGACGCCTTCCGGTCGAAGCCCGAGTCGCGCTTTTTTGACCACGTGAGGGACCACATGACGGTTCTCCTCGCGCAAGGTCTGGCGGCGACCCTGGAGGAAGCGTACGACCAGGCCATTCACGCCCGCCCTGACATCCGCGCGATCCTCGACCAGGAGCGCACGCAAGGTCAGAGGGCCGAGGCCGATAGGCGCCAGCGAGCAAACGTGGCGCGCTCTCGCGGAGGTTCGGTGCGCGGCGGCAGTGGTAGCTCCACGCCCAAGGCACCCGAGGACCGAACGCTGAGGGAGGAGATCGCGGCCAACATGGCGGAAGCCAGGGCCCGCATGTAACCCCTATCCACTTCAGGAGACCTCTCAATGGCATTGCCCAACCCGTCGTCCACGATCCCTGAGATCGTGACGACCACGCTGCGCAATCGCACCGGGAAGCTCGCTGACAACGTGACGAAGAACAACGCCCTGCTCTACCGGCTGCGTTCCAAGAACCGTGTCAAGCCTGTCTCGGGCGGTCGCACCATCGTGCAGGAGCTCAACTACCAGGAGAACGGCACCTACAAGCGCTACTCCGGGTACGAGACGCTCAACATCAGCCCTTCCGACGTGTTCACGGGCGCGGAGTACAACTACGCCCAGGCAGCGGTCGCAGTCTCGATCTCGGGACTGGAGATGCTGCAGAACAGCGGCGAGGAGGCGATCATCGACCTGCTCGACTCGCGTATCGAGAACGCCGAGCAGACCCTCACCAACAACATCGCCCTCGACACCTACTCGAACGGCACGGCGGACGGCGGACGGCAGATCGGGGGCATCCAGCTCCTGGTCAGCTCCACGCCCACCTCCGGCATCGTGGGCGGCATCGACCCGTCGGTCTGGTCCTTCTGGCGCAACGTCGCCTTCAGCGCCGTGACGAACGGTGGCACCGCGGCCTCGACCGCGAACATCCAGACCTACATGAACCGGGTCTATCTGCAGCTGGTCCGCGGTGCTGACGCGCCGGATCTGATCGTTGCGGACAACAACTTCTACCGCTATTACCTGGAGTCCCTCCAGGCGATCCAGCGCGTCGAGGGGAATGAGCTTGCGCAGCTGGGCTTCCAGACGCTCAAGTACATGAACTGCGACGTGGTGCTCGATGGCGGCTTCGGCGGCGGTGCGCCGGTGAACAGCATGTATATGCTGAACACCAAGTACCTGTTCTTCCGCCCCCACTCGGACCGCAACATGGCTCCCCTGGGCGATGAGCGCTTCGCGGTGAACCAGGATGCGATGGTGAAGCTCGTAGGCTTTGCCGGCAACCTGACCACCTCGAACCGATTCCTCCAGGGCGCTCTGCTCGCGTAAGGAGAACACCACCATGGGTAAGGTCTCCTTCCTGGCTGCACAGGTTCCCGCAGCACCCACGTACAACTGGGGCTTCGCCGATCCCACGATCGGCCTCCTGGACATCGGTTACGTCAGCACCGATGCACCAGGCCCCGGTCCGGCCGCAACCGGCCTGCAGAACGTGGCGACCTCGGTCCTCCCGAAGGCGGTGTTCGAGCCGTTCCTCGGGCAGGTGCGCGCTGCCACTGAGCCCACGCTCGGTGCCGGCGAGTTCATCTACCTGGCCGTCCCGACCTCCACCGCGATCCCACTGGGCACCGTTGTCAGCTACACGCTGCAGGGCGCCAATCAGTACCAGGTCGTGGCGGTCCCGGCCAAGGGCACCTCGCAGGGCACGGGCGTTCCGCTCGCGGTCTGCGTGGCCTCCACGGTCTACAACTCCGGTGCTGGCATCACCAGCAACACCACGCAGGTCCAGTACGCCTGGTTCCAGTGTGGCGGCGTGTGCCAGGCGTTGAAGACCGCCGTCCAGGTGGCCCCGGGTACGGTGGGCGTGTATGTGTCCGGCACCGCCGGGCGCATCTACTTCACGCCCTCCACCAAGGGTCAGATCCTGGGCAGCCGCCAGGCGAACGTGACGACGCTCACCTCGACGACGTCGTGCGCGTTGATCTACCTGAACGGTCGCCCGGTCCTGGAAGGGCTGTAAGTCGATGCTCCAGGTCGCCTGTGTTCGCTGGGGCAAGGCGTTCGGCGTGGAATACGTCGAGCGCCTGCACGACATGGTGCGACGCAATTTGGCCGATGGGACGGTGGGGCGCTTTGTGTGCCTCACCGACGACCCCGAGGCCTTACGTGGCTTGGCGGGGGTGGAGACCCAGCTCCTCCCCGCCGGGCTCACTGGCTGGTGGAACAAGCTCGCGCTGTTCGCACCCGGCACGTTCAACCAGGGTGACCAGGTGCTCTACTTCGACCTGGACACCGCGATCTGCGGCGCGCTCGACAAGCTCGCCGCGCTCCGGCCCGCGTTCGCGATCCTGCGCGATGCGTACCGGCACGATGGGTTCCAGAGCTCGGTCATGTCCTTCGCCGCGGACACCGAGCTCACGAGCGCGATCTGGGAGGAGTTCCAGCTGCGCGTGATCGGTCCGATCTTCCAGCCCGACCAGGCGCACCGGTGGGACCCGGCCGCGCACTGGCCCGGGGGCGACCAGGAGTACCTGGAGAAGTTCTTCGCGCGCAGCGGCTACAACGCGCAGCGCATCGGTGGCGAGTGTTGGCCGCCGGAGATCCTGCAGGACCTGCTGCCGGGCGTGTGCCGCTCGTACAAGGTCGAGTGCGTGGCGGATCCGCCCAAGGGCACGAGTGTCGTGTACTTCCACGGTCACCCGCGCCCGCACGAGGTCCTGGATGGCTGGGTGCCGGCGGTGTGGAAGGTGGGCGGCGGGATCACCGCGGAGCTCGTGGTGGTCACCAACATGCCCCAGGAGACGATCCTCGCGCGCATCAAGTCCTGCGCCGCCAACCCGGAGCTGGACTTCCTGGAGACCTGCCCGCCGCACGAGCAGCTCGTCGTCATCCTCGGCGGCGGCCCCTCGCTGAAGCTGTCGTTGCCGCAGATCTTCGCCATGCAGCGCGATGGGGCGATCATCCTCGCCACCAACGCCACGGCCGGCTTCCTGCGTGCCCACGGCATGCGCGAGGACGCGCAGGTGATCTGCGACGCGAAGCCCGAGTGCGTGCGGTTCTACCAGCCCGGCGGCAAGAAGCTCTTCGCCTCGATGGTCGACCCGGTACTGCTGCAGCTCGCCCAGGCGGACCCGGACGCGGAGCTCACCGTGTGGCACCCGCTCACGGAAGGGGCACCGGCGATCCTGGCCGAGGGCGTGCCGCTCGTCGGCGGGGGCTCGACGGTCGGGATGCGCGCGATCGCGCTCGCCTGGGGGATGGGTTTCCGCAAGTTCGCGCTCTTCGGCTTCGACTCGTCCTACCAGGACGGGCAGCACCACGCCTACCCGCAGCCGGAGAACGACGGGCAGCGCGTGCTCGATGCGATCCACCGCGGCCGGCACTTCAAGTGCGCCGCCTGGATGGTGCAGCAGGCGAGTGAGTTCCGCGAGCTCGCCGCCCTCATGCTCAACCAGGGCGCCGAGCTCTATGTGTTCGGCGAGGGCCTCGTGCCCTGGATCGCCGCCTCGATGCGCGAGCCGGATGAGGGCTTCATCCAGATCGACGGCACCTGGTGGCCGGCGCGTGACCTGGAGACGCGCCAGGCGGTGCTCAGCACGCTCACCGACTGCCGGCTCTACGCCACGCTCCCCAAGCACCGGCGCGTCTGTGTCCAGGCCGGCGGCAATGTCGGCGTGTGGCCCCTGGAGCTCGCCGCGCACTTCGAGCGCGTGTACACGTTCGAGCCGGACCCGGAGAACTGGGAGTGCCTCACCCGCAACCTCGCGCTCTCGCCCGGGCGCGAGAACATCGTCGCGCTCCAGGAGGGGCTCGGCGCCGCGGTCGAGCAGGTGAAGCTGCAGCAGGCGATCGGCAACCCCGGCGCCACGTACGTGATCCGCGAGGCGGGCGGGGTCTCGATCCGCACGATCGACGCGCTCAACCTGCCGCACCTGGACCTCCTGGTGCTCGACATCGAGGGCTACGAGCAGCTCGCCCTGGAGGGCGCCGCGGCCACGATCGAG